CCCTTCGTGCAGAGTCTAGCACCGGCCACCGGTTGTTGTCAAGGATTCTTTCTGATGCTACAGTGATGCCGTGATTTATTTCCCACACTGTTGCACAAATAACACACCCCAGGCCTAGAACTAGTGCGGAGGAATTGATGGCCGAGGCGCGCGCTATTATCGAAACCTGTACTTTTCTCGGCGCCGAAGTGCCTTTGCCCATCGTTCCTCTTTGGGATTTGCCAGCGGCCGCTGTCCTTCTCGGGGTCTCTCATGCCAACCTGCGCTACATGCTGACCGTTCACAAGGCCTACGTGCTCCCTCCATTGTACCGCGTCAAGGGCCGTCGCCTTCACCGCCTTCTGCGCGGCTCTGAGATCAAAGCCCTCCAAGTGCGCCGTCTACGCGGGCCCGGGCTGGCTGACTATGCGAAGGATTGTCCAGGATGAGTGATCGGCCGCTTTCTACCATCCAGAAGGAAACCCGCGTCGCCCGTTCGGCTGAGGCGATTGAAAAGAGCGTAATGGTGCTGGCCGGTCTGACCCCTGAGCGTCGCGCGGACCTGCTTGCCAAAGCCGTTGATCATGCGCTTGCATGCTTAGAAGCAAATGATGCAAGCGGTTCATATAAGCAAGCAAGTGAGCAAGCACAAGCGCAAGCACGCAAGGATTTGATCAAGGTTGCTTTGGGGAGCGAGCACGAGCGAGCCGCTTACCAGGGCGCACCGGTGGTCATTCCCATTCCGCGATGGGCGCAAGGGCTGGCCGTTGTCGCGCCGCCGCGCGCCGCGCATGTAGGTGAGGCGCAAGTTGTTGATGTGCAAGGCGATCCAGCGCCCGGCACAGACCTGGCGTGAGGCGGGCGTCGACAAGCCCGCGCTGGCATGCGGCTTGCATGCGCAGCCCGCGCATCAGATCGGTCGCGCGTCCCTACTATAGGCGCGTGTGCGTAACCTGTGCGCCGCCTGTGGACAACCTGTGGACAACCGGGGAGGGGGATGGGGGAGGGGCCACAATTTCGCGCGTGCGATCCCTGACGGGGGGCCTCTTCCAAACGCCTATACGCCTTTTTTAGGAGTGTATCCAAAGGGATACGTTACCTGCCCGGGGGGGTAGTGTGGTAGAAATGAGACACCCGTGAGCGTCAACCTCGACGCCGCCTTCGTTCCGCGCGGCTACCAGCAGGACCTCGTGCGCTACGTGACCGCCGGCGGCCTGCGGGCCGTCGTCGTGTGGCACCGGCGGGCCGGCAAGGACATGACCCTGTGGAACATCCTGATCACGATGGCCTGGTTCCATCGGGTCGGGACGTACTACTACTTCTTCCCCACTTACGCGCAGGGCAAGAAGGTTATTTGGGACGGCATGGACCTGGCCGGACGGCCCTACCTGTCCTACATCCCCGAGGAGTTCATCGCCCCCAATGGGCGGAACGAGACGGAGATGCAGATCAAGTTGAAGAACGGCTCCGTCATTCAGATCGTCGGGACCGACCGATACGACAGTGTTCGAGGCACCAACTGTGTGGGGTGCATTTTCAGCGAGTACCAGGACCAGGATCCGCAGGCGTTCCTCGTGGTGGAGCCGATCCTGTTGGCCAACGGCGGGTGGGCCACCTTCGCCTACACGCCGCGTGGCGCCAACCACGGGCTCGAACTGTTCGACTTCGCCAAGACGGAGCAGGGGTGGTTCGCCCAGCTTCTGACGATCGACGACACGCAGGACGAGAAGGGCCGGCCAATCGTCAGCGCGGAGCAGATCGCCTCCCTCCGCCGGCGGGGTGTGGAGGAGGAGTTCATCCAGCAGGAGTATTACTGCTCCTTCTCCGGCATCCAGAGCGGCTCGTACTTCGGCAAGCTGCTCAACGCGGCACGACAAGGGGGGCGACTCACCCAGGTGCCGTTCAACCCGCGGTACCCGGTGTTCACCACCTGGGACCTGGGGCGGGATGACCAGAACGCTATTTGGTTCGGCCAGCACCTCGGGACGCGGATCAACCTGATCGACTACAACGAGGACCGGCACCAAGGGTTGGATTATTACGCAGGGCTGGTGAAGGCGCGCTATCCCAACTACGCCTTTCACGTCATGCCCCACGACATCAATGTGACGGAGTACAGCAACAATCAAAGGCGGATCGACGCTGCCTACACCCTGGGCCTACGGCCCATTCGGGTTGCCCCAAAGTTGAGCGTGTACGAGAGGATCGACGCGGCTCGTAGGCTCCTCCCAATCTGCTACTTCGACGCAGTGAAGTGCAAGCGCGGGCTCCAGGCGCTTGAGAATTACCACAAGAAGAAGGACGACAAGAACCACACGTTCTTGCCGCAGCCGCAGCACAACTGGGCCAGCAACGGGGCCGATAGCTTTTCGTATCTGGCCGTCGATCTGTTCGAGAGTGATGACGCCACCCACCCGCCGGGGCGTGTGCAGGAGAAGGCGGATAACGTCTACAGCGCTTACGGCGATCAAGGCCAAGCCGAGAGCGAGTTCAACGCATTTACGGGGTGACACATGGGAGCGATCTTCAATCCACCGAAACCACCGGCCGCGCCACCGCCTCCGCCTCCGCCCGATCCACAGGAGACCGCCAACACCGCCAACCAGCGGGCACGGGCGGCCTACCTCAAGCGGCGCCAGTTCTCATCGACGGTCACTTCCTCACAGGGAGTGCAGGCCGGCGCGCCTGGGCAGACGGCCCAAAAGACGCTGCTCGGCCAATGAAACGGATCACGCGGCAACAGATGGAGGACGCGCGGCCCCCCTTGGTGGTGCAGCCCGTCCCCATGCCTGAGGTCGTTGTGGCCAAGGTCAAACCGCGGGTGGAGCGCCCGCTCGACGTTGAGGGAGTCCATGCCCCAAGACTACACTCCGGCGCCTAACGCCGCGCAGGTCGGTGCCCAGGAGGAGATGAAGCGCCTCGTGGCGCTCATCCTCAGGCAATACGATCGCCTCTACGACAAGGCGTCGCAGCACCGGATCGTCATCCAGCAGTTGGCCGATTACATTGTGCCGGCCAAGTCGAACATCGTGCGCAAGCGCCAGAAGGACGCGCGCAACACCGATTTCGTCTTCGACGGCACCGCCGAGGACAGTAACACGAAGCTGGCCTCCTTCCTCGCCTCCTCCCTCACCTCGATGGCGATTCAGTTCTTCTCGCTGCGCCTCCCCGAGCGCATGCTCAAGGAGGACATCGAAGTGAGCCGGTGGCTCGATGATGCGGCGACGATTTGCTACGAGGAGTTCAAGGCCAGCAATTTTTCGACCGAGACACAGGAATGCTACGTGGACATCGGGTTCTCTGGAACGATGTGCTTGCAGCACACCGAGAAGAAGGGCGATGCCGTGTGGAACGGGGCGCTCTTCAAGGCGCACGCCCCCGGGACGTATGTGTGTAGTGAGAATGCCGAGGGAAAGGTCAACGTGATCTTCGTCGAGTTGGAGATGACCTTGGCCGCGATGGTGGAGCAGTGGGGGATTGACAAGCTGAGCGAGAAGTCGCGGCAGAAGTACGCCAAGGACCCCTTCACCGATGTGAAGATTGTGTGGGGGGTGTTTCCGCAGGAGTTGTATCCCAAGTTGCAGGGGCCCAAGAGCAAGCCGTTCTGGTCCTGCTACATTGAGTATGAGCACAAGCACCTCATCGACCTGGGGGGGTTTGAGGAGTTTCCCTTCCACGTCGCCCGCTGGCGCAAGGTCAGTGGCGAGGTGTATGGGCGCGGGCCGGGGCACGCGGCTCTGCCTGACATCAGAACGATCAACCGCGCGGACGAGTTGACGCTCAAGGCATGGGCGAAGGCCATTGATCCGCCGCTCCTCGTGCTCGCGGATCAAATTGTTGGACGTGTGAAAACGACGCCCGCTGCCCTGGTGGTGGCGCGGACGAAGGACGCCCTCACGCCCATTCCGCAGGGGGCCAACTGGCAAGCCAACACGCAGGAGTTCGAGAAGCGGCGCACCAACATCCGCAATGCGTTCTTTGCCGACCAGCTTCAGTTGCCCGACAAGACCATCATCACCGCCACCGAGGTGGAGCGGCGCATTGAGATGGCGCAGCAGATTTTGGGTCCCGTCGTCGGCCGGCTGGAGTATGAGTATCTAGACCCCTGTGTCAGCCGGATGTTCAATGAGTTGAACCGGGCCGGCAAGGTTCCCCCGCCGCCCCCGCAGTTGGTGGAGGCGACCCAGCGGACTGGGACGAAGGTGAGGGTGCAGTATGAGGGGCCGCTCGCGCGCGCTGCACGTGGAGGGGAGTTGCAGGCCATCAATCGGTTGATGACCAACGCGGCGGCGTATATCGAGATCAATCCCCGCTCCGAGATGTTGGACCGGGTCAATGAAGACGCACTTTTCGACTTCCTGGCCGACGCCAGCGGGGCGCCCGCGTTCATCCTCCGGGACGAGGCCGCGACGAAGGCGATTCGGGAGCAACGCGCGAAAGCAGCGGAGCAACAGGCACAAGCGCAAAGTGCGTCCCAAATGGGAACAGGCGCCGCGCAGGGGGCGAAGGCGCTTCAGACAATGCAGGCCATACAGCAAGGAGGTGAAGCTGGTGGACCAACAGCAGTTGCCTAAGGAGTTTTTGGAGTTGGCGGGGAAGTACAAGGTGGTGTTCAACGGGCCGGCAGGGCAGGATATTCTGGAGGACCTTGAGAAGCAATTTCACGTGCGCCACAGCACCTACAAGCCAGAGGAGGCGCTCAATCCTTATGCGCTGGCCGTGCGCGAGGGGGAACGGACCGCGGTGCTGTATATCAGGAACATGCGGGATTTCGTCCCGCAGGACCTAAAGGAGGAGGGGAGCGATGGCTGAGGCGTTGGTGACGGAGGGTCAACAACAGACAAGTAGCCCGGCGCCCGTGGCGGCGCCCGCGGCGACCAACGGAGCCGATTGGTTCGACACGTTGCCGCCAGAGTTGCAGCGGGAGGGGTCGGTGTCCTCCTTCAAGGGGAAGCCGATCGCCGAGGTGGTCAAGAGTCATGTGGAGGCGCAGAAGTTGGTCGGGAGTTCCATCCGCCTGCCCAGCGACAAGGCCACACCCGAGGAGAAGAAGGCCGCGCTCGATGGGATTTACAATAAGCTGGGCCGGCCCGAGAAGGCGGAGGGGTATACGTTCAAGGTCGAGACGTTGGCGATGCCTCCAGGGTTGGAGTGGTCGGACGAGAAGCTGTCGTCGTTCAAGGCTGATGCGCACGTGCTGGGGCTCAGCAACGCGCAGGCGGAGGCGTTGCTGCCCATCTTCGTGCGGGAGTTGAGTGCGTTCATTCCCGATCATGAGAAGTTGTCCACCGAGACGCGGAAGGCGTTGGTGGACGAGGTCGGGGAGAACATGACCAAGCGGATGCTGGGCAACAGCTACCGCGCAGCCAAGCATTATGGCGGGCAAGCCGCCCTCGATTGGCTCGACAAGAGTGGAGCGGGAAGTGAGCGGGTGATGATCGAGATGTTGTCCAAGATCGGCCGGGACCTCGCCGAGCACGGCGTGGTGGAGGGGGCGGATATTAGCAGCAGCGGCGTCAGTACCGCCAGCGAGGCGAAGGAAAAGATCGCGCAGGTGTTGGGGGACAAGGAACACGCGTATCATAAGCGCGACGACCCGCGGCACGAGGACGCGGTGCAGGAGATGTTGGAGTATCACCGGATCGCGTTTCAGGAGGCGTAACGGTGCCGTTGATTCCAGGAAAAGGTAGTGCGGTGCGATCGGCGAACATTCGCACCTTGATCCACGAGGGAAGACCCGCGGATCAGGCGGTGGCGATTGCGTACTCGGTCCAACGCCGCAAAAAGCGCGACAAGCGGAAACGCCCGCGCTGACAGCCACGAAAGGGTGGACGTTGTGGCGCCCACGCACGGGCGCAGGTGGGGTCCTCACTGAGGGTAACCCCGCGTAGCGTAGTGATCGTCAGTGGCAGTGAAAGGTGCTACAATGTCCGATTCGACAATCGAACAAGCACGGGTATTGCAGTTCAAGAGCAACGTGCTCCATCTGTATCAACAGAAGGGGTCGCTGCTCAAGGGCTTGGTGCGTGAGGAAGCGCTCACCGGCAAGGCCCATTTCTTCGAGCGCGTCAGTCCGACCGCTGCGACCAAGCGAACCACGAGGCATGAGGCCACGGTCCATATCGACGTGGAGCACAGCCGGCGCATGGTCACCCCCGCGGATTATGTGTGGTCCACCCTCGTGGATGACACGGACAAGCTGCGGATCATCATCAATCCTGAGAGCGAGTACGCCATCGAGGGTGCCAGCGCCATGCAGCGCACCTACGATGAGGTCGTCATCGCCGCCTTCGACGCCGACGCCAAGTCGGGCGAGGATGGCAGTGGCACCGTCACGTTTGCCAGCGAGCCGGTCGGCAGTTCCTCAGAGGACCTGTCAAGCGGGAACGTGGAGACGGCGGACGTGCTCAACTGGAAGTTGCAGTTCGACATCCTCAACATTCCGATGGACAATCGTGTGATCGTCACCCCGCCCGGAGTGCCTCTCCAGTTGCTTGCCGCCACGAGCGCGCCCTTTGCCTCGTCCAGCGACTACAACACGGTGAAGGCGCTGGTGCGTGGTGAGATCGACACGTGGGTCGGGTTCCGCTGGGTGGTGACGAATATCGCCCCGCTCCTCGACTCGACGGATAAGTATCTGTACGCGTTCCACCGTGACAGCATGGGCATCGCCGTCGCCAGGGATATGGTGACGAAGATGGACGTGTTGCCCGAGCGGAACTACAACACGCAGTTGTACATCGCCCGTTCCCTGGGTGCGACCCGCATTCAGAAGGGCGTGCTGCGCTCGCGTGTGAATAGCAGCACGATCGCATAAGCGATCGGGTGAAACGGTCAGAGGGCGCCCTCAATTTCGGGGGCGCCCGCTCCTGAACGTTAAGTCCAGTAAGGAGAGATTAACATGGCAGCGACAGGAACCAGTCTTTCATACGACAAGCAGGTGGCCGGTAACAGCAAGCTGGATGGGATCAATCTGGCGAAGCTGCACATGGCCGTATTCGAGTACGTCAACAGTGGGACCGCCGCGACCATCGCCGAGATTCTGATGGGCCTTCTGCCCGCTGGCAAGGTTCGGGTGTTTCCGCAGTTGTGCCGGCTCGAAGTGAGTGAGAACGGTGCTGACGAGAGTTTCGTCGATGGCGCCGTGATCGACGTAGGGTTCGGTGCCTACACTGAGCCGGACGGCGATGCCATTACGGCTGATCCGAACTACTGGGTCGCCGCGCTGAACCCGGCCTCCGTGCACGAGAAGCGTTTCGCGCTTCCCGCTGGCGGTGGAGCGAGTGACGCCGGCATGAGCCAGGTGTTTGAGTCAAAGAATGGACTGCCGATCACTGCGGCTGTGAGTACGCAGAACATGAAGGTCGGGGCCAAGATTCGGTTGGAGATCGGCTACAGCCGGTCCTAATTGACCCAATGAGGCAGGGGGCGCCGTGATCCGGTGCCCCCCCTCCTCTAGCTCGAAACGGAGGATCAATGGGCGACAATACGATCCCAACCCGTGGGCGTAGCCGCTCGGCAGCCTACACTCATCCTTTTGGGAGAACGCGCCGCCGTGGCCGCGGGGTTCGCGCAGTATAGTAAGTTTCGTATTTTGTCTCGCACGTTTGAAGCGACCGCCGTGGGTCTGGCTGCGGAGACCCAGCAACTCCTCTTGCACGTCACGGCCGCGGCAGTGGCGGTCGGCATGGTGGTGTATAGCAGGATCGCGTCCTATTTCCGTGGACTGGCCGCCGTCGCGGTGGGCATGGCCCAGGCGCAGGCCGAACAACAACAAGGAGACGACATGTTTTCCACACAGACCCCTCAGTATCAATTGCAAGCCGCGACCCCGCGTGATCGAGGGGACCTGCGGTACGTGCCCTTCTCCTACATCCATGCGGCAGGGACGGACGTCGGTGAGGTCAATTTGTGCCTCTCGCCCGCCGGGAAGTGGCTCATGGACCTGTCCAATTCGGTCATCGACTTCGATGTGGCCAGCGACGACGATGTTGAGTTTACCCTCGGGCTCCGCACGCATGAATCATCGAGCGGCTGGGTGGTCGAGGATGCGGATGTCTTTGGGATAGCCTCTGTCGCCACGCTCGAGCACGACGGGCCAGCGGCCAACGATGCCCTGCGACTCACCAACCTGGACGGCAATAAGGACATGCGGTTGGACTTCGACGCTGGCGTGGGGGTGCAGATTGATGTCGCGCTCGACATTTCGATCACGGGCGATGTCCTGTCGATCGTGATGGAGCGCACCGGGGCCGTCGCGGCGGTGGGGTCGATCAATTATAACAATAGCGGCTCGCCGGTCAATCCGGCCAATGACGACACCGTGGTCATCGGCGCCGATACGTACACCTTCAAAACCGTCCTCTCGCCGGCGGCCTTTGAGGTCCTGCGCGATGGCGCAGTGGCCGACACGTCGTGGGCCAACTTGCGACGGGCGCTCAACGGGCTGGGCACCGAGGACACGCACTACGGGGCCGGCACCACCTCGACCTTCACGGCCGTCCATGACACAGTCCTGGATATTCTGACGCTCACCGCGAAGATCAAGGGGACCGACGGGAACGTGACAATCGACTCCGACACGGCGAACGTGGTGGCCAATGACGCCACAGGTGGGGTAGATAGCGCGATCACCATGACCGTCGCGGAGTTGGTGGCTGAGTTGAACGATTGGGCCACCTGGACCGACCTGACGGACATCATCAGCGCGGAGTTGGTGCAACCCGATGCCCAAGCGGTTCCATCCAACGCGACCAACACCGGGGCTGATGTGGTGAGTGAAACGTATGATGGTCTGGGCGATTTCACGGTGCCCGAGTTTAGTGATCCCACTTCGTTGGAACAGTTGGAAGGAACTGAGCGTGTGGTCGAGATTGATGCCCCTCTTCTTGGGGCAGCGATTTTCATCACCTTCGTGAGTCAGATCGAAGACGGCGACGAGATCAACGGTTATTTTGCGTTTCGCAGGTAAGGAGATGAGGATGGCGTACTGGATTGCTAAAGCAACCGCCCACAGTCACGGACAATTTGCCGCCAAGGCCCACAAGGCTGGCATGAGCACCATCGGGTACGCGCGCAAGAAGGCGCACGCCAAGGGCAAGACAGGCAAGCAGGCCCGGTTGGCTAAGACGCTGATCGGGATGCACAAGAGCAAGGGGTACTGACATGAGTAAATCGAACGCGCTTGAAAATGACATCTTGGACCTGTTGTTCAACGCCACCGCGATCGCGGACCTGGCCGAGAATGACACGTCATCGCCGGCTACCAGCCTATACGTGTCCCTGCACACGGCAGACCCGGGAGAAGCGGGGGATCAGACCACCAATGAGACAGCCTATACTCCCTATGCGCGCATTTCGGTGGCGCGAACCTCTGGCGGGTGGGTGGTCACAGGGAATAGCATCAGTCCTTTCGCCAACATTGACTTTGCCGAATGCACGGCTTCACCTGGTGCGGCCATCACACACTTTGGAGTTGGGACAGGGGCTTCTGGCGCCGGCTATCTGATGTACAGCGGCACGGTGACGCCGAACATCACGATGGCGGTGGGCGTGATCCCCAGGCTCAAGACCACGAGCACGATCACCGAGGACTAACATGGCTCTGACTTTTCGCTTCTACCGTGCTGAGCGGATCGGGGACGGAATGTCGATTCAGACCGCCTTTCGATCTGCTCTCACGGACCACATTGTGGAAGACGGAACAGGGCAAACCTTCCACGACGAGATTGGAAGCGGCCTGGCCCGCTATGCGGTCGCCCGTTGTGATTCCACCGTCCATGCCACGATCGTCGCTGACCCGCGGATCGTGGCGCTGACGGCTGAACAGGCAACATTGAATGATATTCGAAATTTCCTAGATGCACCCGTCTCTGACGCCTTGAGGGCTATCCTGGTCTCAGACGGAAAAGGGGTGAAAGCAACGGCGCGAGCGACCTTTGACTTTCTTCTCAGGGCCGTCGTTCCGCTGCTCCCGCCGGGATCGGTCTAAGTGTCAAACGCATCAGATACTTTTACTCGAACAGAGAACCCCTTAGCATCAGGCTGGAGTACGCTAACGGGGTTTACTGCGCTTAAAGCGGACGGCGCGAATGCCCTAGGCGGCACCGTCAATTCTGAGAACTGGTCTATTTGGACTAATACCCCCTTTGGGCCGGATCAGTTTTCCGAAGTGGTGATGAATACCGTCCCATCTGTGAGTGGTGTTGGGGGAGGACCTTCAGCACGAGGAAGTACGAGTCAAGGGAATGGTTATCTTCTCTATATTGATATTGCTGACATTAGAGTCTACAAAACAGTAAACGGATCGTTCACGCTACTCGGTGCGATAGTTAGCCTTACTCCTACTTCAGGACACAGGTATCGGCTCACCGGTACAGGCTCGGCCACCGTCACGCTGGATGGCTACGACAACGATACTCTGGTCCTTTCGCGGTCGGATGCGTCCTCGCCGCACACAAGTGGTCAGCCGGGGATTCATACATACAGTAATAGCGGAAATCCTTCTTGGTCATCTTGGAAATCGGACCAGTCTGCCCCATTTCTTCAAGCGGAAGGAGCTACTGTTGCTAATACCACTGGCTCACTTTCTCCGACTATTCCAACTCATCAAGCGGATGATATTATCGTTGTAGCCGCAGTGTTTTGGGGACCGAACACGGCGGGCGATGCGGCTCAGATACCAACGCCGACCAATTATACCCTTTTGGGTGTTCAGGTCGGGCAGCCAGCGGCAGCCAACCGTGATGGTTGGTCAGCTTTGTTCTGGCGTCGAGTAACGGGAGCGGGGACGACCGTTACATTGACGAGGGGAGCCTCTTGGGATACCGGAAACGATACTTGTTTCGGGGCAAGGGCTTATGTTATTCGCGGCTGTCGAACGACCGGGGATCCTTTTGAAGACAGCCAAAATACCGGCCCGCACACAACTGCCAATCAAGCGTTCGCGGCGCTGACCGTTTTGAATACGTCTCGGTTGGCCGTTCAGTTCGGCAACTCGATGGACAACGCCGCGTTTGCGATGACTTCCAGTGGATGGGCGACCGGGACGGAAGATAACGATGGCACCGGAACCGATTGTTCTTTCCAGACGGCCAGGAAGGGCGAAATTTCTACCAATACAAGTGCCGATACCGCGACGGTGTCTGCGCCGGCCCAAGGGGCGTATGCCTTTCATGGCGTCGTCTTTATTCCTCCTGCCTTCATCCTTGGCGCGGACGGATCAGCGAGTGGAACGGGTACTGTCGCTTCTGTTAGCCGTGCGATCGCGGGGGTTGTTGGTGGAGCAGTCGGGGTGGCTGTTGCCCTCGCTGTTGCTGCGTCATTGGTTTTAGGGACGGCGTCAGCAACGGGTGCCGCGACGGTTTTCGGTGTTGGCGCGTCCCTGTTTACCGCCGTTGGTTCATCCGACGGGCTCGCCTCCGTGACAGGATTCTCGCAGATCATCTTTCCCACGGTGGGGAGTAGCGCTGGCACAGCAACCGTTGACGGGATCAGCGCAGCCATCGCGTCCGTGGTGGGAAGCAGCGAGGGGACCGCAACGGTCCTTGGATCGTCCACCATGTTGATCACATCAGTCTTTAGTTCGGATGGCACAGCCGTTGTGCTTGGCGTTGGGGAGGCGGTACAAGCATTTTCCCGCGGCGGTGTCAGCGTGTCTGTTCATTTTATGCGAGCGGGGAGGGTCCGGTAGATGGTACAACTCGGCGACTACGCAACGACCAAAGTAGTCCGGTTCCTCTTCACCACCTTTGATGCCGCTGGCCTTCCCTTCACGCTCGCGGGCAGTCCGGTGGTGTCGGTCTATAAGAATGGCAGTGATGTGCCCGACACCGCGCAGGTCACTCTCACAGTCGATTTCGACACGATCACCGGCCTCAATCTGGTGGAGATCGACACGGATGACGCGTTCTATACCACGTTGAGTGACTACCACGTGGTGCTGACCACAGGCAGCATCGACGGTGACGATGTCTCAGGCTCGCGGGTGGCGGAGTTTTCCATTCAGAATCGGTTCAACTACGATCAGAACATCGTGGACAACACGGTGGCCGGTGTCAACGCGCTGGGCATCCCCGCCGCCTCCGCTGCCGCTGTGGATGCGCTCAACCTGCCGCAGGACACCCTCGATCTCATCGAGGCGAGCACGCTGATCGCGGACATTATCCAAGCTATGCTCGACGCCGACCTGGCGGACACCTCGGACACACCGACCCGCTCGTTGGGGCAGGCCCTGCGGTCGCTGCGCAACAAGGTGGTGGACGCCAATGGCGCCTTCCGGGTCTACAAAGAAGACGACACCACGGTCGCGTGGACGGGCGCGGTGACGCGCACCCCAGGGAAGAACGCTGTCACGAGCCTGGACCCCGACTGAGGAGGGGACATGCCCAGCTTCTTTCACCCCGCGTCGATCTGGTCGGGGTTCAAGGTTTTCATCTCGAAGGGTGGACCGCTCACCCTGTTCAAACTGGAGAGCTACATGCCCACGACACCCGCTGTGACCGAAGTGAGCATCTCGTCCAATGCCCTCCTCAAGCTGGGGGCCGCGCCGATCACCTCCCTCAATGACTTGAGCGATCGGGCGATCAAGTGTAAGCGCTTCTATCCGGTGGTGCGCGACGCGGTGCTGCGGGATCATACGTGGAATTTCGCCATCAGCCGCGCCACCCTGGTCAAGCTGGGCACGGCCCCCGACTGGGGGTACGCGAACGCGTTTGCGCTGCCGGCCGATTTCATCCGCCTTGCCGATCATGATGCCGGCAAGCACATCAAGGTGAAGGTCGAGGGGCAGACGGCCGTCACGAACGCGTCCTCGCTCAAGGTTCGCTACGTGCGGCGTGAGACGGACACGTCCAAGTTCGACCCCGCCTTCGTGGACATGCTCACCACCCGGCTCGCCTATGAGTTGTGCAACGGGGTCACCAACAAGGTCGGGCTGATGTCGCAGCTTGAGAAGGAGTATGACTACAAGCTGTCCCTCGCCAAGGGCGTGGATGGACAAGAGGACGACCCGGAGACGTTTGAAGACACTGAATTGAACGACGTTCGGAGGAACTAAGCGTGCCGAATCCGTACCCGGCTCAGAGTAACATGAGCGCGGGCGAACTGTCGCCCAAGCTGGACATGCGTTCCGACTTCAACAAGTACAACAACGGCTTGTCGAAGATGGAGAATGTGTTTTCCCTCGTGGTCGGCGGTGCGCAGGGCCGCGGGGGGACCCGCCTCGCCCACCGTGTCAAGCATCACACCCGCCTCACGCGGATGATTCCGTTCACCTTCAACACCATCCAGGCCTACGAGATCGAGTTCGGGCACCTGTATGCCCGCTTCTACCGCAACGGGGGGATCATCACCGAGGACCCGCAGACGGTGCTGGGGGCGGCCAACAACGGGTCCGGCCTCATCAGGGTGGAGGTGTTCAATCACGGGTACGACACCAGCGACACGGTCATCATCAGCGGGGTGCTCGGGACGGTCGAGGCCAACGGGGAGTGGATCATCACGGTGGTGGATGGGGACCACTTCGACCTGCAGGGGTCCAGCTTCGTCAACGTGTACACCTCGGGCGGAGCGGTCGTGCTGATCGTCGAGATCACCCACCCCTACACCGAGGACGAGTTGTTCACGATCAAGTATCAGCAGTCGGCTGATTTCCTGTACCTGGCTCATCCCAGCCACGTGCAAGCGAAGATCACCCGCTTCTCCCACATCGACTGGCGCTTCACCGAGGTGGAGTTGCTGGACGGGCCCTACATGAAGGAGAATAAGACGACCACCACCTTGATGTCGGCCGCGGCCACCGGCGACAACATCCTCATCACGGCCAGCGCGGCCCTCGGGATCAACGACGATCAGGGGTTTCTGACGACCGACGTGAACAGGCTCCTCCGGTTGAATCACGGGGGGTCGTGGGGGTACGCCAAGATCATCACGGTGACGGACACCACGCACGTCCGGGTGGACATCGTCAATCCGTTCATCAGCTTCGTCAAAGACATCGAGGATGTTGTTGCGGGAGGGGCTGGGCGGGTCAGTATCAAGATCGTCAATCATCCGTTCAAGACCGGGCAGGTAGTCACGGTCGAGGATGTGACCGGGACGGTCGAGGCGAATGGAGAATGGACTATCCAGTCGGTCGCCACCGATACGTTTGAGTTGACCGGGTCCACCTTCGTGAACACCTACACCGGGGGCGGCACGGTGGGGTTGAATGCCACTGGGGCGACGGCGTCCTGGCGCCTCGGGATGTGGAGCGAAACGACCGGCTACCCGCGCTGCTTGGGGTTTTTCGAGCAACGGCTTGGGTGGGCCGGATCGCGTTCCTTCCCGCAGCACGTGGGCCTCTCGCGCACGGGTGATTTTGAAGACCATGCCCCCACCGACCAGGATGGGACCATCAGCGCCGAGCACGCCATTGTGTACGAGATCGCCAGCGAACAGGTCAACGTTGTCCTGTGGCTGATCGCCTCGCGCCAGTTGCTCATTGGCACCACGGGTGGCGAGTGGAGCATGTTTGGGTCGCAGGATGAAGCCCTCTCCGCGAAGGCGGTCAACACGCGCCAGCACACCGCCCACGGCGTGGCCGACATCGCGCCCGTGAAGATCGAGAACACGGCCATGTTCGTGCAGAAGGCGCTCACCAAAGTGCGCGGCCTTGCGTTCAGCTTTGATGCCGACGGCTATCAAGCCGATGACATGACCTTGCTGGCCGATCATATCTTGGAGAGCGGCGCCGTGGAGTTGGCCTACCAGCAGGAGCCCTTCAACGCCATGTGGATCGTGCGCAACGATGGCGTGATGGCCACGATGGTGTTCAACAAGAAGCAGGAGGTCATTTCCTGGGCGCGTCACATCACCGAGGGCGACTTTGAGAGCGTGAGCGTCATCCCCGGACCGAACGGCCGTGACCAGGTGTGGTGTGTGGTGCGGCGCGTGATCGACGGCGATATCAAGCGGTACGTGGAATATATCGACGACAGTATCAACACCGACTCGTCCCTCTCCTACAGCGGGCCGGCCACCCAGGTGCTCACCGGGCTCGGCCACCTGGAGGACAAAGTGGTGGCGATCGTCGGCAACGGAGCGGTCTATCCGCCCGAGACGGTCGTGGGGGGTGCCATCACGCTCGATGGGCCCGAGGTGACCGAGGCCACTGTTGGGTTGGGCTACCTGCCCTTCCTCAAGACCCTCTCGCCCGAGGTGCCGATGCCGGGCGGGGGCACGTCGCACGGGAAGCCGCGCCGGTGGTATGAGGTGTTTGTCCGCCTGTTCCAAACGATGGGGCTCAACATCGACGGCGAGGAGGTGCCCTTCCGCACCCCGCAGGACGACATGGACACGCCCCTTCCACTGTTCACAGGCGATAAGAGCGTGACCCACAGCGGGTGGGATCAGGAGGGGAAGCTGGAGATTTACCAGCCTCATCCCTTGCCCTTCACCGTGCTGGGCATCTTTGGGAGGCTCGATGTTGGTGAATAAGACCTACCGTGTGATCCCGTTCCATCCTTCGCACGTGCAGGACGTGGTGACGGGAGAAGGGCGCGTGCTCTCGCCGGCGAAGTTTGGGGACGTGGGAAAGCACCCAGCGTTCTCGGTGTACCACGGCGATACCTATTTGATGTCCGGGGGCGTGGTGGCCGCCGCCGCGTGGTGGGGCACGGCGTGGCTGATCCTCAACAGCGCTGAGGCGTGCAAACACCTTACATTCATTGTAAGGAATGTGCGCCGCTACCTCACGCAATTGCAGCACCAAGGGATGCACCGCATCGAAGCGACCTGCTTCACGGGGACGCCCAATGGAGGGCGGCTGCTCAAGGCGTTGGGGTTTGAGTTGGAGTGTGAGATGGCGCTCGCTGGTCCCCGCGGGGAAACGGGTGAGCGCTATGTGAGGTTGCAATGGCCGATCCAGTCACAATTACCGCAATCACGCTGAGCGTCTCGGCAGCGGCCCTTGCGGCGACGTCTCAGATTCAGCAGGGCAACGAAGCCAAGCGGGTCGGGAAGGCACAGAAGGCCAACGCTGACCTGAACGCTAAGCTGACCGAGGACCAGGCGCGCCAGGACAGTAACGCGGTCGATCGGCAGGGGCGCGTGACCGTCGGGGAGCAGACGTCCCAGTTCGCGCACGGCGGGGTCGTGGCCAGCGAAGGATCGGCACTTGAACTCATCCGCGACACCAACTACAAGACCGGCCTTGACCAGGCGCGGATCAATCAGAAGGCGCGCTATGAAGCGGCCGGGCAGCGGGCCAGTGGACAGGAGGCCTACCGGGCGGGCGTGATCGCGCAGCAACAGAGTCGCCTCGCGGCGGCTGGCTCGTTGATCGGTGGGGCCGCGCAAGGGTTTGGGACGTACGCAGGAGCGAAGAAATAATGCCTATCACAGTTGCACAAGAGCATGTGTCGCCTGGCGCGCGCTATGGCGCGCAGGTGGTGCAGGCCCCCGTGGGAGCAGGCACGGCGGCGCTCGCCCAAGGGATTGGACAGGCGGCCACAGTTGCGGGGGACATCGTGGCACGCCAAGCCACGCAGAATGCCAAGATCGCCCAAGCGAGCGCGACCGCGGATGCGGCGGAGCGACAGGCCAAGTATGTGCAGACGGTCACGACCCTGAAGGCCAATTACCTGGAGAAGCAGGAGTCCATTCCGTCCCAGGAGCAATATAACACGGCCATGCGCGGTTTCGAGCAGCAGGCGATGACCGAAGCCAGCAAGGGCCTGACGGATGCGATGACGTCCTCGCTCTTCCGGCAGCATGTGGCGGCGCATCAAATCTCCCAGGTGCCTGGGCAGCAAAAGGATTACATCGACTACGTCCTCGACCGGTCGAAGACCACGATGATCGACCTGGCGGCGGGGGCCGGCCAGGCGTCCACGAAGGTCAGACCCGGTGACGGTTCCTTCGCGCTCCTCGTGCAGCCCTTGGCCAAGCAGGCGGCGGACTTTCATGCCGCCGGCACCTTCGGCGAGAAGCAGGCGAGGCAGGCCACGATCGACAGTGCCATGACCGTGATCGACAGTATCGAGCGCGAGCGGTTGTCCAAGGGGACCTCCTACAGTGCCTGGCAAACCGAGCGGCAGGGATACCTCGATCATGTCGCCACGCTGGTGCCCGGGATCGACCCGGCCACCCTCGGCCGTATGTCGGACGCGGGGAAGGCCCAGTTGCTTCAGGAGGAGATCAACCTGGGACAGCATCCCACCTACAAGTCTGTGCTCGCGCGCGTCAACACGATGGGGATCGCCGACCCTAAGATCAGGGCCGGTGTGCAGGACGAGTGGGTCCGGCAGCAGTCGTTCAAGCAAGGGCAGATCAATTTTGCGCAGTCGCAGGATGATCGGCAGGTCAAGAAGGCCGCCGAGGAGGTGGTGGGGAAGTATGTCGATTCCTATGTTAAAGACCTCTATGCCGGCAACAACCCGGATGCGAACAACCTGGTGCGCCTCAGCAAGAAATTCACAGAGGCGGGCAAGACCGATCTCTTCAACGGCATGTTGAAGCACGCGATGGATGCCAAGGCGCAGGGGGGTGTGGGATCGCCCGACCTGGAGGCGGCCTTGATGCAGTCGATGTACAGTAGTCCAGAACAGTATGCTGATCTCTCGGTCGTGACCGAAGCGGTGCAGCGGGGCGGGTTGAACCGCGAGCAGGCGGTCAACATCTACAAGCGCTTCGAGTCGATGCAGGCGGCCTTGCGCACGCACGGCAACTTCACCTCCACCCCTGAGTACAAGGTGGCCCAGTCGATCATCGACGGCCACACGGACAAGGGACTGATCGCCCTCGGCGACGACAAGCTGCGCCACGGCTATGCGACCGCCGCCTTGTTTGAGCGGTGGCAGCAGGAAAAGAAAGCCGGTCGCCCCATCGACCCGGTGGCCCTCGGCACCGAGTTGGGGCGGCAATTTGCTGAGCCGGCCGCGATCCTGCGCCTCCCTGAGCATCAGGCGGGCAAGCCCGTCACGGAGTCTGAGACGGCTCTGCGCGGTGGGGACGTGGAGAAGATCAGCCGGAGCGCCAGCGCCCTCAGGGCGCAGTTGAAGCGGACTGATCTCAACCGGCGCGATCGTGAGCAGATGGTCAAAACGCTCCAGACGTTGGAGCAGCGTATTTTGGCGGGAGGTAAGTAATGGCCGACAAGCAGAAGCCAGAGGCGGGCGGCACCGCAGAGAACCGGACGGCCCAGGAGCCTTCGGTCCTCCAGGCGATTGGCCAAGTGGTCGAGAGTGGCATGCAGACGATCGGCGCCACTGCGCTCCCCGGCACCGGGGTCACGGTGGGGGACCTGCTCGGCGCCCTCCACCACTATGCCTCCGATGTGCCCCTCCAGGCCATCACCAGCACCAAGGCCAACCCGGAAGGTCTGACCGCGTCTGATATTGGAGGCAAGGCCGCTGAAGCGGTGGGTGGATCCACCGGCCAACACGACGTGGCCGCTGGCCTGGCGGGGGTTGGTGCCGAGATGGCCGTTGATCCCCTCAATCTCCTCCTGGTCGCCCTCGGCCTTCCCCCTGCGGCCGGGAAAGCCGCCCAGGCAGGTGCCAAGGTCGCCGGCCCGCTCGAAAAGGCCGCTGCCAAGGCCGGCTCGCTGGCGGAGAAGCCACAACCGCGCCCCTTGGCGATCCCGGCTGAGATGAAGCCGGACGCGCCGGAGGCGGCGGCCGCCCCTGAGTTGCCCCTCGGGCAGATGCCCATCCTTCAGGACGTGGTGATGGGCGGGGACGGGGTGGTCATCAATGTGAGTGAGGCCCTCGACAAGCTGCACGCAGGTGAGGTGCTGCGCAAGACCGTGGCCAAAATGGCGCCCAGCGAGCAGGAAGTGTTTGCCCGTGAGGTGCTGAGCATGCCCCCGGTTGAGTCGGCGGCCGTCGCGCTTGAACAAGGCGCAGGGGTCGAAGGAGGCCTCCTCAAAACGAGGCAGGCGCCCAAAGAGTTCGCGCCCGCCCCGGCCGAGATCGCGGCCACGCCCGGCCGCGAGGGCAAGCTGCCCGTCGAGGCGCCCGTGGTGAGTCCGCAGGCCAAGGGGCCGGTGGAGCGGTTCAATATCCCCGTCGAATGGGTCGGGAAGCCTGACAAGAAGCCCCTGATGGTCGCCTTCAGCGAGTTGGACCTCGCCTCCCCCGCCAAGATTCAGCAGGCGGTAGAACGGCTGGCCAACGCCCGCATCAAGGCCGGTCACGTGGTGCCCGAGGCCAACGTGGGCGCCGAGGGGCATGTGGTCATCCCGCGCGAGTTGGCCAAGGAACTTGGCCGTGTGATGGGGGTGTCGAAACAGCAGGTGCGCAACATGGCGCTCGATCCCCGCCTGGGGGTCGCCCAGGCCCAGGCAATCGGCGACGTCGTGAAGGCGGCGGATCAAGCGATGCGCGGCGCGATCGCGGAGGCGAAGGCGCGCCCCACCCTCGAGAGCTACAAGGCCTTCGAACAGGCGTTCAACGATTTCAACATGGTCGGTGTGGAGTTGAAGCGCTACTTCACTGAGGGGGCGCAAGTCCTCCGCGCGGCCAAAGACCCCGAGATGCAAGCCCTCATGCACCTGGAGCGGGTGACGGCCGGCCTGGAGGCGTTGCGCGATGCGGCCGGCAACCTGCCGATCAGCGCCATGATGGGCGTCATCGACAAAATGAGCAGTGCGCAGCTTGTCAAAGCCGCAACAATGGCGCAGTCGGTGGGATGGAATTCCTTCAACGAGATCATGTACTTCAACATGCTCTCCGCGATCAAGACCCACGTGGTCAACACGGTGGGATCCGGGTTCATCATGCCCGTCCTGTCGATCAGCGATCGCCAGTTGGGCCGGATGGCCGGGATTATGGAGGGGTGGTGGACCGGCAAGACCGGCCCTGCGATCAGCACGGGCCGCTCACTCGACAACGTGCTCAATGCCGGCGTGGCGCCTGGTGAGGCGGCCATCGGTCTCCGTGCCGCAGTGGACAGTGTCAAGAACATGATGACCACCGTGCGGCAGACCTACCAAACGGACGGCATCGCCGGCCTCTGGACCGCGGCGCAGGAGATCAAGCCGATCCGGGCTGGCCTCCAGCGGCCCACCGAGCGGGGCATCACGGCGGACAATTATCTCGTCTCCAAAGACCCGGTCCTGCGCGCGGTCGTCAACGGCATCGGGGACATCCTGCGGGGGACGCAGACGGTCATGCGCCTTGAAGACGCGGCCACTGGCATGCTGGCGTACGACATGGAGATGCGCATGCTGGCCTACCGCAAAGCGTACCACCTCGGGTATGAGGGTAAGTCGCTCGATGACTACATCAAGAACGTCCTCCGTGATCCAACGGAGCACCCGGACATCATGCAGGGCGCGATCGACTTCAAGATGCTCCAGACCTTCACGTCGGCCATCGAGGGGCGGACGGGGATGCTGGTGAACGGCCTGTCGCACCCGCTCATGCGGTCGCAGTTGCCCTTTATCACAACGACGATCAATATGTTCAAAGCGTCCCTGTCCCACGTCCCCGTGGTGTCCTCCGTGCTGCCGAGCGTGCGCGCGGACATCCTCGCGGGCGGGGCGCGAGCGCAGATGGCGATGGGGAAGATGTTGACCGGCTCACTCGTGATGGCGAGCGCGGTGCCTCTCTATCTCGGCGATTTTATCACCGGCAAGGGGCCGCAGGAGCCGACCGCACGGGCCGCCTGGCTCGCCGATGGCTACCAGGACTACAGCTTCCACTTCGACAACGGGGTGAACGTCAGCTATGTGCAGAGCACGCCCTTCGGCGACTGGCTCAAGATGGTCGCCAGCGCGATGGATGTGGTGCGGTACGCGCAGGATGAGCACCAGTGGAATGAGATCGCGCTCGTGATGACGCTGGCGTTTGTGCGGGAGCAGGAACGGTCGAACTGGGTGGGGCAGTTCCATGACTTCACGGACATCGCCTACCAGGCGAAGTCGGACGGCGATCCGGTGAAGGCGGAGCGGTTGATGGCCAAGTGGGCCGCGGGGGCGTCGAAGATCGGGGTGCCCGCCGCGACCATGCAAGCGGCCCGGTTGCTCGGGGGAGGGAAGGCGACCGTCGCAGCAGCGGCGGCTGCGGGCGCGGCGGCCGTGGCCGGCTCGCGTCTCACGGCCTCAGCCAATCAGGCAATCTTTGACGATGAGTATAAATCGGTCCACGATGGCTTGCAGGGCTACCTCGACCACGTGATGGAGACGATCCCGATCCTTTCGAAGAGCGTGCCGCCAAAGCTGGACCTCCTGACGGGCCAGCCGCAGACGCACGAGATGGCCACGTGGAATCAGGTGGTGCCCTTCACCCTCAAGGGGGCGGAGAAGGACCCGGTGGCGGACAAGCTGGTGGAGTTGTACAACACCGCCCGGGAGATTCCGGTGATGCAGGCGGTGCCCCGGACGGTCAACGGCGAGCATCTCACGCCCGAGGAGATGAATCAGTATATCCACCTCTACACCCACACGCCCTTTGGAGGCCTCACGCTCCACGAGGCGTTGCGTGCCGAGATCGCGGACCCGCAGTTCGGGACCTATCTGCCGGGCATCCAGGCGACCATCCTGGCCGCCGTGTGGCACGGCTACACGCAGGCCGCGAAGGCGCAGATGGCCGCGGACGGGAACACGAAGTTCCTCGGCTATCAGCGGATCGAGAAGCGCACCCAGGCGTTGACCGGCCAAAGCGCCGGCCTTACCTCAACCGTGAAAGCGGAGTAACGGATGGTCACAAACGACAGCAATCGCATTGACTACGTGGCCGATGGCACGGTGGGGCCGTATGATGTACCCTTCCTGGTGTTCGACCCTGCCGACCTGGTGGTGATCGAGCGCGACCCGGACGGCAACGAGACCCTGCTCACCGAGCCAGCCGATTATACGTTCACGCCCACCGAGGTGGAATACCCGACGGTCGGCACCATTCTGTTCGAGGACGGGCAGCAGCCGGAGGCCGATTTCGGCCTCTCGCTCATCCGCCGGCTGGCCGAGACCCAGCCCACCGCCCTCGTGGAAGCGGGGCCGTTCCCCGCCAAGAGCGTGGAGCACGCCCTCGACCGCCTGGCCATGCTCGTGCAGCAATTGGGCGACCGCATGGATCGCGCCGTCCTCCTGCCGGCCACCTCGCCCGTGGAGGGGCTGGCGATTCCTGACCCGGACGTGCTGACCAACCGCGGGCGCGTCCTCCGCATCGCCCCCGATGGGCTGACGATCGACAGTATCCTACTCACCTCCGGGGATATTCCTAATGAGGTGGCGATTCAGACCGCGATTAACGTCTTCACCAAGGCCAACACGTTCGAGGACAACGTCACCTTCGAGGCGCTGGTGGACCTCTCCACAATCACCGCGCCCCTCGACCAACTGGTACCCGGGTCCCTCTACGCGGACAAGGGCGACCTCCTGGCGGGCAGTGCGGTGGCAGGCGAGCCGGTCATTGTCACGGTGGGAGCCAACGGGAAGTTCTTGAAAGCCAACAGCGCCCAAGCGGGCGGGGTCGAGTGGGCCGATCCGACGGTGGACACCTCGACCGTCCCCCTGCAAGGACAGTGTCGGCTGGTGCGCGACGACGCGACCCACATCACGCTCCTTCCCTACAACGGCAATCACATGGTGGTGCGCATCTCCGGTGTGTGGACCGTCCAGGTGCTCGATTTTGCGGGCGTCACGCTGAGCACAGCGGGGCTCGCGGTAGACACCACGTACAATGTCTACTACTTCAACGATGGCACACAGAAGCTGGAGTGCAGCACAACCGCGCACGAGCAAGACACCGACACTGGGTATGAATGCAAGTTCGGTGACCACAGTAAGCTGCTGGTGGGAAAGGTGCATACCGATGGGGCGACCGAGTTTGTAGATACGCTGACCAAGCGCCTCGTCATCAACTGGTTCAACCGACGCCCCGTCACGGCGCGCGCAGAGAACACGGCCAACCGAACCGGGGGTGGCGCCAATGCGACCTTTGCCTCCATTCACAGCGAACTCAATCCACAGTTCCTCGCGTGGGGCGACGAGGCGGTGCACTTCCACTGTCAGACCTACGGCTTCAGTGGGGGCAACTACGCCGCGCTGGCCATTGATTCCATCTCCACGATGATCGGGTTCGGCTCGGTGTCCCTCCAGCACATCGGCGGTTCGGCCATTCCCACCGAGGGGTTCCACACCTCGATCCTCATGGCCTACGCGAACACCACTGCGGTCTTCTCGACCGTGGGCGCCTTCTCCTGGGGTCTCCGCAACCACGTTTACTTGAAGGGGTAACATGCTGAACAACGCGGTCAGAAGTATCGTCTACAGCACCTCCACCGTCGGCCCCTACCCGATCCCGTTCCTCTTCTACCGGAACGAGGACATCACGGTCACGTTGGACGGGAACCTGCTCGCGCAGGACAGCGACTACACCATCGCCGGCGCCGGCTCCCAGGATGTGGCTGGGAGCGTCACGTTGCTGGCGGACCCCACCGACGGCCTCGACCTGAAGATCGACCGGGTGGTGGATTTCACCCAAGAGATCGGCATCGCTGAGGCCGGCCCCTTCCCGGCCGCTGCCGTGGAAGAGGCGCTCGATCGGTGCGTCATGCAGGTGCAGCAGGTCGGGACGTTTACGGAGTTGTTCCCGTCGCCGATCAATCTGCCCGCGGGGCAGGTGGTCATCTCCAACGGAGATGGCAGCTACAGCGCCGAGGACATTCTCGACTTCATCCAGAGCGCGCAAGGGGTGCGGGCGGGGGTTGGGATGGTGGTGGGCAACCGCCTGCGCACCGACGTGACCAACCGGCGGCGGTTGATCTTCAGCGCCAACAGCGTCGTGGTCCACAAGCACGACACCAATGACATCAAGGTGTTTGAGCAGCCCGCCGACATCGTCAACAGTTTCTTTGTCACCGGCGTCAATGGCGCGGAGACCCCCGTGACCGCCAACACGTGGGGGAATGTGCACTGCTACTACATCTCCAACGGGACCACCCTGGCCACGCTGGTGAGTCGCTTTGCGCTCCCCGGGTTCAACACCCAATTTGCCGACTCCACGGGGCCGATCCTGCCCTCCGGGTACACCTATTGGGCTTATGCGGGTGAGGTCTTTGTCGAGTACATCGGCGAAGATGAGGTTCCTTTCTACATCCACGCCAGCTATCGAGGAGACCGCGCCATCCTGAAGGTGCCACTCAGCGTGTGCCAGACGGTCACGGAGAGTTTTCAGATCGACATCCCGCTCCGGTCCGCCTTGGAGGTCTATGTGACCCTCTACCACAAGGCTGGGACAGGGAGCGGCAATAGCTTCACCCTCACCTGTTCTGTGGGCGTGGCGGACGGGGTGACCGAAACGTGGACGCTCATTCCTGCCTCTCCTCATGAACTGGACTCGAACTTCGTGATGCCGATCACGCTGCCGGGTCGGCAGTCGAATGACCACGCGTTCAACGCGATGGTCTACGGAGGCGACCTCCCGAATGAGCCCAACGGAGAGGAGATGCTCGGCTACCTGACTGGCTGGCGTTCCCCTCTTGTGACCTGATGGCCTGGCTGGTCTGGACGATGATGTGCCCAATCTGCAAATGGATGATGGTCAAGGACGACCCAACAAAGGAGTGGCGCTGTGGAAATTGTGGCTGGCCTCACGGACAAGCTGAATGAGGGGTGGTGGTGGGTGCGCGCGTCGATGGGGGATGCGCTCACGGAGATCGGCTGGTGGTTCATCCGCGGCGGGATGCGCCTCTCCACGGGCATCTCGCTCGCCGAGTGGATAAAGGAGGGAAGGAAATGAAATACCTACTGCTCGCGTTGACACTGCTCTTCCTGCCCGTGAGTGCCCAGGCCGACCACATGGACAAGGGCCAGTATGTGGCCGTGGTGGATGGCTACCCCATTGTGATGATGTATAGTCTGGACCAAGTCAACGAGGTCTGCCGGGCGGTGTCGCCTTACGGGGCCCTGCCGCCGGAACTCGTGGTGTCGGGCTGCGCGGTGTGGAATTTCGAGACCGGGCCCAAACAGAAGCACAACCCGAAGGGGGCTTGCCTTGCCTTTGCCTGGGCCTGGTCGCCCAGCACGGCCGCTCACGAGGCCAAGCATTGTCGTGAGGGATTCTGGCACGGGGCACCCTGGGACAGCAAACAAAGTCATGAACACAAGGGTAAGGGGAAGATATAATGGGCATCGAACTGCCGGGCGATCCAATCAAGAGTGCAGTCTCAGGGGTGATCAGCGGAGCCTTCGGGTTCATCACGGACCTTGTGAAGGAGTTCCATCTCTCCCCTGAGAAGGCCGCAGAGCTACAGCAACGTGCTGAGGATCGGGCCGCGAAAGCGTCCAGCGAGATCCTCGACCTCGTCAAGGGGCAGCTTGAGATCAACAAGGTCGAGGCGGCCTCCAGCAGCATCTTCGTCGCCGGGTGGCGGCCGTGGACCGGGTGGATTGCGGGGACCTCGCTGGGCGTCTACTACATCCCCCGGGCGATCATTACCGTCATGGCGTGGTCGGTCCAATGCTACTATGCTATCAAGGCCGGCCAGCCGCTCCCTGCGTATCCTCCGTTCGATGTGAGCGAGTTGGCCACCTTGCTGGGAGGGATGCTCGGATTGGCCGGGCTCCGCACCTTCGAGCGCAACCAGGGCGTTCAGCGGGATACGCACCGATGACCAAGAGCGAGCGGGAATTCATCCAACGGGAGTTCGACCAGGTCAGGTCGCTGATGACGGAGCATCACATCTTCTTGAAGGATCATGTGAGGACAGACGATGAACGCAACGACAGGATCGCGGAGGCGCTCACCCAGCAAAACGTCGCCGTCGGCAAGGCGCAGCAGCGCCTTGACTCGTTCATCTCATACGCCAAATGGATCAGTATCTCGGCAGGTGGGTCGGGAATTCTCGCGGGGGCTGCAAAAGCGTTCGGGCTATAAGCGGTTCAAGATCACCGTCGAGGTGTTGCCTGACAAGCTGTTCAACCGTCTCTACGGGGTGGGGGACAACGCGCTGTGGGACGGAGCCACCAACACGATCAGCCTGCGCGCCTCCCGCCACGACCCCGCCCGCCAGCGCATCGACTCGGTGCTGAACCTCCTCGGGGAAGACGGCATCCGCATGTACCCCTTCCAGATCCGGTACGCGTGGCCGGCCGAGCTCGCCGGCGAGGTGATCGATCGGATCGCCGCCGGCGAGGTGGTCGAGCGGCC